GAAGATACAGAAGAAGTAGTAGAAGATATTTCTGTTAAACTGACAGCTGAAGATATAGACACTTCTGAAGATACTGATGCTCTTTTATCTGGACATGACTTTTCTGATGAATACAAAGAGAAGGTAAAAGGTATATATGAAACTGCTGTTTTAACAAAAATTAATGAACATATTGAACTTATTGAATCAAAATATAAAGAAAAATATGATTCTGAATTATCAACTGTTACTGAAAATATGCATATCGAATTAATAGAAGATATGAATAAGTATTTAACATATGCAGTAGAAGAATGGGTTACTGAAAATAAAATAGCAATAGAAAGTGGAATTAAATCATCTATTCTAGAAAATTTTATATCAGGACTTAAAGATGTGTTTGAAACAAACTACATTGATATTCCTACAGAAAAATTAGATATATATGAAGAATCTAAAGAAAATGAAAAACGTTTAGAATCTGAATTAAATATTCAAATTGAGAAAAATATTAAATTAACAGAACAAATAATGGTATCTCAACGTGATGCTATTATAAATAAATTAACTGAAGGGTTGACATTAACTCAAACTGAAAAGGTTAAGAAATTAAGTGAGAATTTAGAATTTTCATCAGTAGAAAAATTCAATGATAAAATAAATATTATTATTGAAAGTTATTTTTCTAAAGAAGATACTCTTACTGAAAGTAATATATTGGAAGAAACTGCATTAGACACTGCTATTGAAGATTCTCCTATTGTGAAAGAACTTAATGAATCACAAGAAAATAGCGTGATGACGCATTATACAAGCACATTGTCAAGATGTAAATAGTAATAATTATAAATATATAAAGTATTACAATAATTTAATAAAATAAAAAATAAAAAGGAGAATAGGATGTACACTAAAATGCATTTATCTGAAGAATTACAAAACAAATGGAAACCTGTTTTAGATCATGAAAACATTTCACCAATTTCTGACCCATACAAAAAAGCTGTATGTGCGATTTTATTGGAAAACCAAGAAAAAGCTGTTAAAGAAGAACAATTATTAATGTCGGAAGGTACTAACGTAGTTGGCGGTGGTATGAGTCCAACAGTTCCTGGTGAAGGTGAGTTCAAAGGTATGGATCCAGTACTTATCGCACTAGTTAGACGTACTATGCCTAATTTAATGGCATATGATGTCTTAGGTGTTCAACCAATGTCTGGTCCAACTGGATTAATCTTTGCAATGCGTTCACGTTATGTTAATCGTACTGATAGTACAAGACCTGAAACTTTCTTTGACGAAGTAGATAGCTCATTTTCTGGTAGAAATGAAGCTGCAGTTGCACATGCTTCTACTGATCCTTTCGCTGGTAATGTGAAGTATACTATAGTTGCTGCTGATATTGCAAGTGGTGGTGCTTATGAAGGTTCGGGTTACGTAGTAGATCAAGTCATCTTAGATGATGTAGTACACTCACATACAACTGGTAAAGGTGGAGTTGTATCGGATCTTGAAACACTTGGTGAACGTAATTCAGAAGGTCAGTTTGCTGGTGCATCTTCAAATAAGATGGGTACTGGTGGTGATTTCAACGAGATGGCATTCTCAATTGAACGTGTTACTGTTACCGCAGAAAGTCGTGCATTGAAAGCCGAGTATACTACTGAATTGGCACAAGATTTAAAAGCTGTTCATGGTTTAGACGCAGAGGCTGAGTTATCTAACATCTTATCAACAGAAATTGTTGCAGAGATAAACAGAGAAGTTATTCGTACTGTATATGGTGTTGCTAGATTGGGTGCCACAAGTGGTACAACTACTAAAGGTATTTTTGATCTAAGTAGTGATGCTGATGGTCGTTGGTCTGTTGAGAAATTTAAAGGTTTGTTATTTCAAATTGAAAGAGAATCAAATATGATTGCTCGTTTAACTCGTCGTGGTAAAGCTAACATGATGATTTGTTCATCAGATGTTGCATCTGCATTATCATTGGCTGGTGTTTTAGACTTTAACCCTGCATTAATGGGTAATAAACAATTAGATCCAGATGATACTGGTTCTACTTTTGTTGGTGTATTAAATGGTAAACTCCGTGTATACATTGATCCATATTTTGATGCTGCTGGTGCCTATGAAATGGTATGTTTAGGTTATAAAGGTACTTCACCATATGATGCTGGTATTTTCTATTGCCCTTACGTTCCACTACAAATGGTTCGTGCAATTGGTCATGAAACTTTCCAACCTAAAATTGGTTTTAAAACTCGTTATGGTTTGGCTTCTAACCCATTTGCAACTGGTAGAGAAAGTACAACTCATAGTGGTTTAGATGCTCGTCAAAACGTGTATTATCGTTTATTTAGAGTTGATAACTTAATGACATTATCTTAAGTTTTAAACAATCTTAATGAAATTATAATAATAATAATCATTAAGAAAAAAACATTAAAAGGTTACTTCGGTAACCTTTTTTTTTGATTTAAATTTATGTTATAAATATAATATACAGTTAATTATGGTGGCAGTTATGCAATTAGTAGGTACTTCAAATTTAAATTATTTTAATAATCAATCCTTTCAATTAAATGTTCCAGTATGTCCGTTATTAAGTGGATTTGTACAAATGGTCAATATACCATCAATATCAATTGGTGAAGTATCAGTTGAAACTCCATTAGTGCAAGTAAAACATCCTGGTGATAAATTGACATATGGCACATTAACTGTTACTTTTTTAATTAATGAAGATTTAAGTAATTGGTTTCAAGTGTACGAATGGATGTCAGCTTTAGGATTCCCTGAACGACATGAACAATATGTAGAATTTATGGAGAGAAAGAAATCACTTGATGGATATGATACTCCAACAACAACAGGAAAACTAATATTATATAATAACAATAATATACAAATAAAAATGCTGTCTTTTTATGATTTGTTTCCTGTTAGTTTAATAGAAATTCCTTTAACAACTACTGATACAGTTACTAATCATCCGGCAGGTATAGTAGATTTTCAATTTACATATTTAACAGTTCAAGATATATGACATCTTTAAATGAATTGGTACAAGAAGCTAAAAAGGATTTAGAAATTAATGAACTTGATGTTGATAATACGATTGTATCAACACAATTAATGATAGGAAAATGGTTAGAATATCAACAAAAATACAAAGATATATTAATATTTGAAAGTATAGAATATAGAAGAATGTGTGGATTGCGTACTTTATATTATTATGGGAAATTATCAGACAAAGAGTTAAATAAATTGGGTTGGGAACACCATGGGTTTTTAATCAAAAGTAAAACCGAATTGGCACCTTTTGTAGATAGTGACGAAATCTTAGTCCCTCTTAAACTCAAATTTGAGAAACTCAACCAAACTTTAGAATTTATCGATAAAACCTTAGATCAAATCAACGCAAAATCATGGGCAATCAAAAATTATATAGATTGGAAAAAGTTTGAATCAGGTATTGGATATTAATAATTCTATAACGTTATATAAGCTTGATGAATCTTATTTACAAATAGATTCAACCGAAATGTTCATATTAAAGGAACTTGTTGATTATTTTACATTTAAAGTTCCTGGTGCTGAATTTATGCCAACTTATAAAAGTAAAGTATGGGATGGTAATATTCGATTATTTAATCCAGTAAATAGGAAGATATATACTGGACTTAAAAATAGTATTATCGAGTTTTGTAAAATTAATAATTATGAAATAAATTATGATGAATCATGTGGTAATTTTAATAAATTAGAATTCAAAGAAAAAGATTTAAATGATTTTCTAACATACATTAAACCAATGTCTGGTGGGGTACCTCTCACATATAGAGATTATCAAATTGAATCAATTCATCATGCAGTTAATAATGAACGATTAGTATTAGTATCACCAACTGCATCTGGCAAATCCTTAATAATATATTCGTTAGTGCGATTTTATTTAATGCATCCTGAATTAGATAATAAAAGTATATTAATAATAGTACCAACAACATCTTTAGTATCTCAAATGTTTAGTGATTTTAAAGATTATGGTTTTAATGTTGATGAAATGTGTCATACCATATATCAAGGACAATCAAAAGAATCCGATAAAAGAGTAATTATTTCTACATGGCAATCTATATATAAGATGAATATATCTTATTATGATAAATTTGGAATGGTTATAGGCGATGAATGTCATTTATTTAAAGCCAATTCGTTATCTAAAATAATGAATAATTTAGTTAATTGTAAATATAGATTTGGGATGACAGGGACATTAGATGGGACACATACTCATAAATTAGTATTAACTGGATTATTTGGAGATGTGAAAAGAATAACTACTACTAAAAAATTAATAGATAATAAAGTATTATCTGATTTTAAAATACAATGTGTTGTATTAAAATATAAAGAATCTCTATGTAAAGAAGTAAGAAAATTAAAATATCATGAAGAAATACAATGGATTATATCTAATAAAAGAAGAAATAATATAATAAGTAATTTAACTAAATCTTTAATTGGTAATACTTTAATATTGTATAATTTTGTAGAGGCTCATGGAATCCCCTTATATGAATTATTAAGTGATAAAATAAAAGATAAAGAAATATATTTTATATCAGGTAGAATATCAGCTGATGAAAGAGAAGAAATAAGACATAGAGCAGAATTAATAAATAATATTGTTATTATAGCTTCATATGGAACATATTCTACTGGTATAAATATAAAGAACTTAGATAATATTATTTTTGCATCACCTACAAAAAGTCGTATACGAAGTTTACAATCAATAGGCAGAGCTTTACGTAAAAGTAATAATAATAAAATAGCAGTACTTTATGATATTGTAGATGATCTACGATATAAAAAATATGTTAATTTTGTATGCAGACACTTTTATAAAAGGTTAGATATATATAATGAAGAACAATTTAAATTTAAGATTAATAATATTGATATAAAATAATGTCATATCATATTATACAATTAATGACATCAGAATTTATTATAGGAAAATTATCTATAGATGATGATAAAATGGGGGTATCTTTAGAAGATATTGTTAAATTATCATTTGATGGAGAAGATCTCTTTTTAAGTGAATTTAATATTTTCACTAATGATAAAATCACATATATATCATATGATAAAATTCTTACAATAAATAAACCAACAACCGACGTATTAACTCATTATTCAGAATATTTAGCACAACTATATACTGAGTTACATCATTCAACTCCACATCAAAAAGATAAAAGATTACTTAATTAAGTAATATCAACCCACCACAGATATATGATAACACAAAAAGTAGTAATTGTCAAGTCGATTCCTAAACTTGACAATGATGAGTCTTTTGTGTTACAATAGTATCTGTAACTGTAAATAAAGGAGTATTTATGAAAAAGAAAGGTGAACATTATGTAGATAATATACGACTTTATGATGAGATGGTGGAATATAATAAACATGTAACATCTTATAAGAATGGTGAAATAATTGATAAACCAATAGTTAGTGATTATATTTGTGAATCTATTATGAAGATTTCTGATAGGTTATCTTATAGGCCTAATTTTATAAATTATACATACAGAGATGAGATGGTAAGTGACGGGGTTGAAAATTGTTTATTATATATTAATAATTTTGATCCATCCAAATCAAAGAATCCATTTTCATATTTCACTCAAATAATATATTTTGCTTTTATCCGTAGGATTCAGAAAGAAAAGAAACAGTTATATGTGAAATATAAGTCTATATATAATTCAAATGTATTTGATAATGATGATATGCGTGATGCTGATATTAATAGTATTAAAGATTCTTATTTAGGATTTGTGATGGAAAATAGAGAAAATATTGATATATTTTTAGATGATTTTGAGCGATTACAGGATGAAAAAAGAGCATTGAGAGTTAAAAATAAAGTGAGTAATTCTATACAAGAGGAAATAGTTGATGAAAATCGCATTGATAACTGATACACACTGGGGTGCAAGAAATGATTCGTTAATATTTTATGATTATATGATGAAATTTTATGATAATATATTTTTTAAAGAATTGGAGTCACGTGATATTAAGACAATAATTCATTTAGGTGATGTGGTTGATCGTAGAAAATTTATAAATTTTAATATATTACATAATTTTAAAAACAACTTTCTTAAGAGATTGATGGATATGGAAATAGATACCCATATTATTATAGGTAATCATGATACATATTTTAAGAATTCTAATAAAGTGAATGCTATGGAGTCTTTGATTGATGTGGATAATCCGTTATCACCAAAGATATATTCGTCCATTGATACTGTTAATTTTGATGGTTTGGATATTTGTTTATGTCCGTGGATTAATGATGACAATTATGATGAGTCTATATCGCATTTAAATGATACTAATTCTACCGTAGTATTCGGTCATTTAGAAATATCTGGGTTTTTAATGAACAGTGGTATTCGTTGTTTGGAAGGTATTAAAAAATCAATATTTAGTAGATTTGAGAAAGTATATTCTGGTCATTTTCATCATAAGTCAACCGAGGATAATATAACATATTTGGGCAATCCATATGAATTAACTTGGTCTGATTATAAAGATGACCGTGGATTTCATATATTTGATACTGATACATTGGAATTGGAATTTATTAAGAATACATATACTATATTTGAGAAGATATTTTATGATGAAGATACTGTAGATGATTTTGATTTTTCTTATTATAATGGTAAGTTTATTAAGATAATTGTTAATAAAAAGACTGATGTATATAAATTTGATTTATTTGTTGACACGTTGTATAAGAATGATGTGATTGATATTAATATTATTGATGAAACTATGATAGATGGTGTCGGTATTGATGATAAAGTGTCTATTGATGATGATACTATGTCATTGGTATATACATATATAGATGGAACTACTGTTGATGTAGATAAGGATAAATTGAAGAATATTATTAATGATGTGTATATGGATGTGTTAAGGGAAATATGATTATATTTGAGAGAATTCGTTGGAAGAATTTTTTAGCTACTGGTGATAAATTTACTGAAATAATTTTAAATGAATGTGGCAGTACATTGATTGTTGGTGAGAATGGTGCTGGGAAATCTACTATATTAGATGCGTTGACATTCGTGTTGTTTGGGAAATCATTTAGGAAGATTAATAAACCACAGATAGTTAATTCTATTAATGGTAAAGATTGTGTAGTTGAAATAGAATTTAGTATTGGTGATAATGAATATAAAGTAATCCGTTCAATTAAACCTAGTATATTCAACATATATGTTAATGATAGGTTATTAGATCAGGATTCGAGAGTTAAAGATTCACAAAAATATTTAGAAGATAGTATATTAAAACTAAATTATAAGTCATTTACACAGACGGTATTGTTGGGTTCGGCTACGTTTATACCATTTATGCAATTAAATACTTCTGATAGACGAGATATAATAGAAGATATATTAGACATTAAGATATTTTCTTATATGAATGATATTATAAAAAATAAGGAGTCATTGTGTAAGAATGACTTGATGGAAGTGTCTAGTAAACTTGACATATTAGAACATAAAGTATCATTACATAAGAAATTTATATCTGATAAACAGAAAAATACTACTGACATTATTAATAATAATAAGGAGAAGATTTCTCAAAAACAACAATTATTAAAAAACAATTCACTTGAAATTGATAGATTGGATAAGAATATATTGGATTTAAGGGATTCCTTTGATTTTAAAATAGATAAATTTAGGAAAAGGTTAAAGGGTATTAATAAAGTAAAATATAAGATGGATGCATCAAGAGATATGTTTACTAAGGTAATAGAATGGTTTTCTGATAAGAGTGAGTGTCCATCTTGTAAACAAGATATAAGTGATGAATATAAAAAAGTTATAATATCAGAGAATATTAATAAAATTGATAATATAACTGCATCGTCAATTGAGGTATCAGATGAGATATCCCGGGTAGAAGAGAGGATTACTAATCTTAATGATATACGATTGGAGTGTTCCGAGTTAGAAAACACCAGTTTAGAATATAGAATGACTAACAATTCATTATTAAGTTCTATTGAGGATTTAAATAATGATAATAAAAGTATATTATCCGATGTAGTTTCAACTTCTGATTTGATAGATGAACTTGAATCCTATGAATATGAGTATGATGATTTTGTAGAACGAAAAAAAGAGTTAAGTAATGATAAACATCACTATTCTTTAGTTTCTAAAATATTGAATGATGATGGTGTTAAAATATCAATTATAAAATATTATTTACCTAAAATTAATCATCTTATTAATGTGTATTTACATAAGATGAATTTTTATGTAAATTTTAAGTTAGATGCTAAGTTTTCTGAAACTATTGAGTCTATGAATCGTAATAAATTCACATATAGTTCGTTTTCTGAGGGTGAGAGGATGCGTATAGATTTAGCTCTTTTGTTCACATGGAGAGATATTGCAAGGATGAAGAATAGTGTTAATACTAATTTGTTAATATTAGATGAGGTTTTTGATTCAAGCTTAGATACAAATGGTACTGATGATTTTTTGAAGTTAATAAGTAGTTTTGTTGATAGAAATGTCTTTATTATTTCTCATAAAGGTGATATTCTTTATGATAAGTTTGCAAAAACAATAACTTTTGAAAAAAAGAGAAACTTTAGTTTTATTAAGAAAGATGTTGACAAATAGGTAATTATGTGTTATACTTGTATTGATTAGGTGATAATTGAGGGATTAAACTAATGTCTATGACAAATATGATGAAACGAAAGCAATTAAAGAAGGTAAGACGGACGAAAGGAATTAAGAAGAATTACAATATTGAAAGGATGATTATGAAAAAGATGATAAAGATGAAAGATAGACAGATGATGATGCTTGAGAAATTAAAGGAGATTAATTATGAAAATTAGTGAAAAAACGCAACAAATATTGAGAAATTTCTCAACAATTAACCCATCAATTTTGTTGAATAAAGGACATAGAATCACTTCTATGTCTATTATGAGGAATATAATAGTATCTTCTGATGTAGAAGAAAACTTCCCAAATAAGATAGGAATATATGATTTACCAAGATTTCTATCTAATTTACAGATGTACCCAGAATTGGAATTTCATGATGATCACATTATGATGTTTTCTGAAGATAGACGATATGAGTTTAGAACCACAGATGAGAAGGTTATAGTTCATCCTAAAAAAACATTTAAATTAGAAGGTTCTGAATTTAATACAGATGAGAGTAAGGAATTCCCAGAAGTCCTTTTTTCAGTAAATTTAACTGAAGCTAGTTTGAGTCGTATTAAAAAAGTATCAACCATCAATTCTTTACCAGATTATGCATTAATGACTGATGGTGGTATTATTTATTTTGTTGCATTAGATAAAAAGAATAGCATGAGTGATGTGTCTAGAGAGCCAGTTGGGGAATCTACTGATGATTTTAAAATATATTTCAAATCTGATAATTTTAAATTATATGACGGTACTTATAAAATTAGTGTATCAAGTATAAGTGAAAAGGGGAGTGGGTTGTCTACTTTTAAAAATGAGAATGAATTATTACAATATTGGGTAGCTATAGAGAGTGATTCATATTATAATAAAGTTTAATATGGTTGGAGTATATTATGAACGATAATTTTTTGTGGGTTGAGAAATATAGACCTAAGACAATAGAAAATTGTGTATTATCACCAGATATTAAGAAGATATTTACTGATATAATTTCTTCTAAAGTTATGCCTAATTTATTATTATCTGGTGGTCCTGGTGTAGGAAAAACTACAGTAGCTAAGGCACTATGTGAAGAGTTGGATTATGATTATCTTTTTATAAATGGAACGGAAGACAATGGTATTGATGGTATAAGAACCACATTACGTCAGTATGCATCTTCTGTGTCGTTGGATGGTAGGTTTAAAGTAATCATTATTGACGAGGCTGATTATTTATCATGGGCAGCACAACCAGCGTTGCGTGGATTTATTGAGGAATTTTCAGATAACTGTCGGTTTATTTTCACGTGTAATTTTAAAAACAAGATAATAGATCCATTGCATAGTAGATGTACTGTTGTTGAATTTAAAATCACTAATAAGGAAAAACCTAAAATTGCAAAAAGATTTTACAATAGAGTATGTGAAATTTTGACAAAAGAGGGTGTTGAATATGATTCTGCCGCAGTAAGGGATGTACTTATGAAACATTTCCCTGATTGGAGACGGACGTTAAATGAATTGCAGTCATATTCTAATGATGGAAAGATTGATGTTGATATTATATCAGAAACGTGTGATATTAGTGATCTTTGTGTTTCATTAAAAAATAAGAAATTTACTGAAATGAGGAAATGGGTTGTTGTTAATTCTTCTGTTGACTGCAATCAAGTTTTTAAAATGATATATGATGGATTATATAATTATATTGAGAGTCAGTCAATCCCAGATGCGGTAATTATATTGGGAGACTACCAGTATAAATCTTCATTTGTGGTTAATCAAGAGATTAATTTAGTTGCTTGTTTGACGGAATTGATGTGTAATTGTGATTGGAAGTGATTTATGTCAAACGAACATAAAAAGTATGATTTATTTAAAGGTTATGCAAATTCTATATCGTATACTAAAACTAATTTATTAGACACTGATGATGAGTTATGGGAAAGTAATTATAGTCCTTATATGGTAAATAAAATATTTTCTATGTATAAGGATACTATATTATATGCTAATGAAATGAATAAACTACCGCATTTAGATAATAAAATGCAATATGACTATTTACTAAATATAATACGGTCAAAGAAACGATTTACATCTTGGCCAAAAAAAACACAACACAAGGATTTTGAGTTAGTTAAAGAGTATTATAGTTATAGTGATAAGAAAACTGAGGATATTATTGGAATTTTAACTGAATCTCAAATTAATTATATTAAGGATATTATGTATAAGGGTGATTGAATTGGGAGTAAAGGGACATGATGAGTGTAGTAGATAGTTTAGTTGAAGTTAGTTTGATAGAGGATGATGATTTTTTAAGAGTAATAGAAACATTGACACGGATTGGGGTTTCGTCAAAACGAGAAAAGAAATTATTTCAGTCATGTCATATTCTGCATAAAAAAGATAAGTATTATATAGTTCATTTTAAGGAGTTATTTTTATTAGATGGCAAACCTTCAGACTTTACTGATAATGATAGAAGTAGACGAAATAAGATAGTTTCGTTATTAGAAGAGTGGGGATTAGTAGAAGTCGTTAGAGCTGATGTTTTTCCTGACGCACCTATATCTCAAATAAAGGTGATACCATATAAAGAGAAAGAGGAATGGGAATTGATACCAAAGTATAATATAGGTAAACGAAAGTAATATGAAGGTTGAAGATGAGTTGGATTCTCTACTTAAAGAATACAAGTTGGAGAATGACAAATTTTTAAAAAGTAATTATTCCGCTTCTATACGAGTAAGAAGTATTCTTAGGGAAGTGATACGTATTTGTGAGACAAGGAGACAAGAGATTCTTGAAGAAAGAGAGTGGATTGTTTCTACATATGGTGAGGGTGATTATGTTGGTGAACATGCCAGAAGGATGGCAAGAAAATATGGACTTAAAGAAGGTGAGTCTTATGATTGGGAAAATTGATTTAATTAATGGGAGAGTGTAATGAGTAATAACTATGTAAATAATTTGTTTATGAGAACTATGATACGTAAGTATGAGTATGAGAGAGATGATGCTATAGCACATATTAAAAATTTGTTTGATAATCCAGTTGCATCAGATAAAACTTTCGGCGAACCATCCATCACTGATGAGTTGGACTCATGGTTGTCGAAATTGAGTGATGCTGAAAATAAATTAAAAAGTTTGTTAGTACATTTCGCACAAAAAGACGAAGAAACAAATAGTGAGTAATATTAAAGTTATACGGTTTATATCTGGTGAGGAATTGATGGGTGAAATTGTAGAGTCTGAAGGTACATATGAATTAAAAAACATATGTCAATTGGCTGCATCATATTCAGATCCAACTACAGCTACTGCTAGGATTGGATTGTCACCATATATGCCTTATACTAATGCAAAAGATAGTATTGTTGTAGATGCGACATTTGTTGCGTTTATTGTTGATCCTGTTGTTGATTTATTGAATGAGTATAATAAGATATTTGGTGTTGGTATTATTGTTCCTAGTGAGAAAGATATAATTAAACCTAAAGGCGGGTCTAATGCGTATGTTAAAATATAATTAAATTTAAATAAGGTATATTATGAGTTTTTATACATCTGTTGAGAAAGTGGGCAATAATATATTATATTGCGGATACGATGATGGTGGTAATGTGGTTAAATATAAAGAATATTATAAACCCACGTTATATGTTACAAATAATAATAATTCTGATAGTCCATGGAAAACCATTAGTGGTGAATCTGTATCAGAACTATCTTTTGATAATATGAAAGATTCTCATGAGTTTATGAAGAAATATGAGAACGTGGATAGTTTTAATGTTTATGGTATGAGTAATTATATATCACAATATATTAATGATAAACATGATGGTGTTATTGAATTTGATACTGATTTAATTAATGTAACTAATATTGATATTGAAGTTGATTCTGATGATGGGTTTCCTGATCCGACTCAAGCAAAATTCCCAATAACAGCTATAACAGTTAAAGATAATTCAAATATATACTATGTGTTTGGGTTTGGTGAATATTCGGTGAAGGATTCAATCCATGATCATTTAGATATAGAATATATTAAATGTGATGATGAGGGTGATTTATTAAGTAAGTTTATAAAATTTTTATCAAGTGATGGACATGTTCCTGATGTTATTACTGGATGGAATATTAAGTTTTTTGACATACCATATATAGTTAATCGTAGTATTAGATTATTTAGTGACTCTTTTATGAAAAAGATATCACCATGGAATATGGTTAGTCAAAGAACCACATTAAAGATGGGTAAGGAACATCCATATTATGTTATATACGGTATTCAACAGATTGATTATATAGATTTATATCGTAAATTCACATATAAAAATTTAGAGTCATATAGACTTGATCATGTTGCTTATGTCGAACTTGGTGATCGTAAATTACAATATCATGAATATACTGATCTTCATGATTTATACACGAACAATTTTCAATTATATATTGATTATAATATAAAAGATGTTGAAATTGTAGATAGGTTGGATGTTAAATTACAATTGATGGATCTGTGTTTTAATATTGCATATAAGGGTGGTGTTAATTATGAAACTGCGTTTGGTACTACTGTAATATGGGATTCATTAATTTATCGGCTTTTATCATCACAAAAAATGGTACCTCCACCAAAGAAAGAAAATATAAAGAGTACGTTTGCTGGTGGGTATGTTAAAACCCCATTTATTGGTAAACATGAGTGGATTGTATCTTTTGATTTGAATAGTTTATATCCTATGTTATTACAACAATATAATATGTCACCCGAAACTATATTGCCGTTAGTTACTAGTGGTGTTGATGTAGATAGTTGTTTAAGTATGATGGATTTTGATAGGCAGTATGGTTCTACTGAATCTACTATGGCGGCAAATGGCACTCATTATAAGACAGATGTTCTTGGGGTAATACCATCTGTAATTGATAAATTATATTCTGAACGAAGTGTTATTAAGAAGAATATGATTAAACTCAAAAAACAACGTGAGGGTGTTCAACATGGTAAGTTGGATAATCAGATTTCTTCATTACATAATCAGCAATTAGCTATTAAGATTATGATGAATTCATTATATGGTGCGTTAGGTAATCCTTATTTTAGATATTATGATTTACGAGTTGCAGAGGGTGTTACTTTGTCTGGTCAGTTATCTATTAAGTGGGCGGAGAAATATATGAATGAATATCTTAATAAGATAATGGGTATTGGTTCTGAGGATTATGTGATTGCAATTGATACTGATTCTTTATATGTTGACTTTAAACCGCTAGTGACTAAATTGGGATTGGATACATCTAATAAAAATAAAGTGGTTGATGTTTTAGATAAGATATGTGGTGATAAGTTTGAACCAATGTTAGAATCTGCATATAAAGACTTGTATAATTATATGTATGGGTATGAAAATAAGATGGTTATGTCCCGTGAAGTTATTGCCGATGCTGGTATATGGACTGCAAAGAAGAGATATATATTAAATGTATATGATGATGAGGGGGTTAGATATACAACTCCGAAATTAAAGATGATGGGTATAGAGGCTGTTAGAAGTTCTACACCTGAATGTTGCAGAGATAAAATCAAAGAATCTTTAAAAATAATTCTTTCTAACACCAATGATGAGTTAATAGAGTTTATTGACGAATTCAAAGAACAATTTAAAAAAATGAATATAGTGGATATATCATTTCCACGCGGTATTAATGCTATTAATAAGTATTATAATTCTAGAGATGTTTATATAAAGGGTACTCCTATACATGTAAAGGGTGCTTTATTTTATAATCATTTATTGAAAGAACTTGGTTTGGTTGGTAAATATCAAGAAATAAAATCTGGGGATAAGATAAAATTTTGTTATTTATCTGAACCAAATCCTATTCATAATAACACCATATCCATGTTGGATGTGTTGCCACCAGAATTTAAATTAGATACGTATATCAATTATGAACTTCAGTTTATTAAAACGTTTTTAGATCCAATTAAAACTATAACGGATGCTATAGGGTGGTCAGTAGAACGTAGGAATGTTTTAGATGATTTTTTATAAAGGAGATTGTGTATGGGTTTAATGGAAAGAATGAGGAAGAATTCCACGTTGCAGGATAGAATTTCTGTATTGCAAGATTCTATTTATTTGAATAACAATGATGTGGTGACTACTAAAGTTCCTGCTATTAATATTGCTTTTTCTGGAAGTCCTTTTGGTGGATTTAGTTCTGGGTTAACTATGATTGCTGGACCATCAAAACATTTTAAGACGGCATTTGGTTTATTATGTATGAAATCTTATATGGATAAGTATGAAGAGTCTATATGTATATTTTATGACAGCGAATTTGGTACACCGCAATCATATTTTGATACATTTGAGATTGATACGAGTAGAGTGTTGCATGTTCCTGTTACAGATTTAGAGGAACTTAAATTTGATATTATGAAACAAGTGAAGGAAATCAGTCGTGATGATAGAATATTTATTATGATAGATTCTGTTGGTAATTTAGCATCGAAAAAAGAGGTAGATGATGCCCATGCAGAGAAGAGTGCTGCTGATATGACAAGGGCAAAACAATTCAAGTCATTATTTAGGATGGTTACACCACATCTTACATTAAATGACATTCCAATGATTGTTATTAATCATACGTATGACACACAAGAAATGTTTTCAAAACAAGTGGTGTCTGGTGGTAAGGGTGCATATTATTCTTCCGATAATATATGGATTGTTGGTAGACAACAAGATAAAACTGGTTCTGATCTGACGGGTTATAATTTTATAATTAATATAGAGAAATCTAGGTATGTTAAAGAGAAATCGAAGATACCTATAAATGTTTCCTTTGAGGATGGATTGGATAGATGGTCTGGGTTACTTGACATGGCGGTGGATTGTGGTATAATAAAGAGATCCGGTGGTTGGTATAATCTTATTGATTTAGAAACTGGTGAGATTGTAGATAAAAAGTTTAGGGGGTCTACTACGAATAATATAGAATTTTGGAAACCTATATTACAATCTGATAAATTTTTAACATTTTTAAGTAATAAATATTGTATTTCTAGTAATAAAAAACTTATTACAGATACTGATTATCTGTTTAATGATTGATGGGGGTGATATGGATGAACGATTGAGTGAATGTGCTAATGTTATGTTATCTGATGACGTAGTAAATGAATTTAAAGAATTATTTGAAGTTGTAGAAAACGATAATTTTGATTATTATGCTGTTAAACTTTCTAAGGGGGAATATGTAGATGTTGTTTATAAATATGGTAGTATTGAACCCGAAGAAACTGAGGATAGATTAAATATACAATTTGAATATAATGTGTTGGTTGGTAATTCGGAATATACCATAGAACAATTAGATGAATCTGACGAATTTAAAATAGTTGTTGGTAAGATTTTGAATTTTTTATTATATGAATATTTAGACAATAAAGAGAGTGAAGATGAGTCTGACGGAATTGACAATATTGAAGAATCTGATAAATAATGATGAATATTGTAGGAAAGTAATACCATATATAGAAAGTGAATATTTTAGTGATGATAGATATAAATTAATATATAACATGGTTGATGAGTATATTGTAAAATATAATAATCGTCCAAGTTTAAATTCATTATATATAGGAATTGATTCTATGGATGGTGTCGAATCTCTTTATACATCTACAAAGGATGTTATAGATGTATTAGGTGATTGTGTTAAAGAAGATTTAGAATATTTGTTAGATACTACTGAGGAATGGTGTAAGGAAAGGGCATTATATAATGGTATTTTAGAATCTATTGGTATAATTGATGATGATAAAGGAACTAAAGATAAAGGGGAGATACCAAAGATATTGACTGAGGCTCTTGCTGTATCTTTTGATAATAATGTTGGACATGATTTTGTTAATGATTATAAAGAGAGGTGGGAATTTTATCATCGAGTTGAAGAAAAAATACCATTTGGTATTGATAAGTTCAATAAGATAACTAAAGGTGGTCTTTCTAGAAAGACTTTAAATATTGCAATGGCTGGTACTGGTGTTGGGAAATCTTTATTTATGTGTGATCTTGCTGCAAGTCATATATGTAGTGGGTTTAATGTTTTGTATATTACATTAGAGATGTCAGAAGAAAAGATTGCAGAACGTATTGATGCTAATTTACTTGATACACCTATACAGAAGTTGTCAGAGTTACCTTTAGATATATATACAAAAAGAATTGATAGGGCAAAATCAAAAATAACTGGAAAGTTGATAATTAAGGAGTATCCAACCGCTTCTGCATCCACGAATCATTTCAAACATTTATTGAATGAGTTGTGGTTAAAGATTTCATTTAAACCTGATGTTATTTTTATAGATTATCTGAATATATGTACTTCATCTAGATTAAAGGGTGGGAGTAATGTAAATTCATATACATATGTAAAATCTATAGCTGAGGAATTACGTGGACTTGCTGTTGAATATAATGTTCCATTGGTTAGTGCAACTCAAGTAAATAGACAGGGGTTTGTATCTTCTGATTTTGGATTGGAAGATACTTCAGAAAGTTTTGGTTTACCAGCTACTGCGGATTTGATGTTTGCGTTAATATCTTCAGAAGAAATGGATGATTTAAATCAAATCATGATTAAACAATTAAAGAATAGATATAATGATCCAAATATGACTAAGAGATTTGTGGTTGGGGTTGATAAGTCAAAGATGAGATTATATGATGTGTCGGATTCGGCACAATCAAATATATCAAACGAATCTGGCGGTCAGAATTATACTGGTGTCGGGAATAATAAACGTATTGGAAATGTGGAGATAGTATTATGAGTAAAGAAGAAGTAGTAGGAACTGTTGAATTGAGTGATGTTGAAGTTAATAACGAAAGTGTAAATATAGAAAGTGAAGAAACGGAATCAACCGACGATTTTGAGGTTATCGAACCGACTACTAATTCGGCTTTTGTTTCAACATGGGAAAATGCAATACCAGATGAATGGTGTGATAAGGTTGTGGAGTTCTTTGATGAAAATGAGGCAGATCATACTAATACTGTACATCCAGACTACCGTCAATTCACAGAATTGAATTTATTTGATAATGAGTTAGTAGATGGTAAGGAGCCAACCACCCAACCATCTAAACTTTCATATGACTTTATGTCAATGATATATGATTATATTGAGAGTTATCGTAGATTTTATAATATATCATTTTTCCCTAGAAATGCTGCTTGCGAAGAGATTAGAATTAAAAAATATAGTACAGAAAAGGAAGATTTTTTCAATTATCATGTGGATGTTGGTGATCACCCATCTGCAAGAAGGTTTTTGGTTATATTTTTATATTTAAATGATGTTGAGGAAGGTGGTGAAACTATATTTCCTGAATATGGTATTAATATTAAACCCAAGAAAGGTACTATTGCAATATTTCCTCCATTTTGGACACACCCACATGTAGGTGATGTTCCAAAATCTAATGATAAATATATTATTGGTACGTATATGCATTATTTGGATGGTACTCTTGAAGAAGTTGATACTACAGATGAGGAAGAATAGTGTATACTTATAATGCCATTTTAAAACGTATTGTTGACGGTGATACATTAGATGCTTATATTGATTTGGGATTTGATGTATCGGTTACAAAACGAATTAGATTAATGTTTATTGATACGGCAGAGTCAAGGACGAAGTTTCTTGAAGAAAAGGAATTGGGGATAGCAGCCAAACATCGTTTATATGAGATAATAGATGAGAATGATGGTGAGTTTATCATAAAATCTCATGGTGTTGGTAAGTATGGTAGAGTACTAGGTGAGTTGTTTATAACAGAATCTGATGATAGAAGTATTAATGATACTCTTGTTATGGAAGGATTTGCTGTGCCATATGATGGTGGATCTAAGATGGAAATGGATGAAAAGTGGGATATGTTGCAACGTAATCGCAAGATGTTTCTTGAAAGTCGTATTGAAAGTATTGAAAGTCCATTGGAGTAATGTATTATTATTATATAATAAAAATACATGATAACAGAATCAAGGTTGGCATCACTAAGAATACAGATCAACGTATTAAGTCTTATAGAACGAGTGATCCAACTTTGAGTTATTATAAAATTTATGAACTTGACATTGAAAAGAAGGACGTTCTGTATATAGAACGTCTGATATTATATGAATTAAAACGATGGTTTACTTGTAGGTCTGAAACTATAGAATCTAGTAATATTGAGAATGTGGAAATTATTGTAGATGGACTTATGGAAGAACTATATGTTGAAAAAGATAAATATATATTTAATAAGTAGGAATTAAGATGGTTAATGAATATAAATACGACGAGATAGATTTTGGATTTACGGCAGTAGACGAAGAAGAACTAGTTAGTATAAAATCAACAAATGACGAGGTTTCAAAAAAGATAGATACTACTAATGTGGAAGTAAAACATGTATTAGAGAAGATGGATGTTTTTTTGGAGAAACAAAATGATGTATTGCGTGAGTTATTATCTACAAAACAACTTTACGAAGATAAATCCAGTAGTATTGATATAAGTAAAGAAGTTGTCGAGGATAAATTGTTGAAAGTTGAGCGTATGATTATGCCATTATTATATAATTTAATGAAGAATGATGATAAAGATTATATTTATTGGCCAAATCGTGAAGTGATAATAAAAAAACAGATTGATGAGATTTTGTTATTAACTGGTGGGGATAGAGATAATGGATAAAGAAATTACTTTTTCATTTGGTAGATTGAATCCACCAACAACAGGTCATGGTAAATTATTAGATGCATTATCTTCTGTGTCTACTGGCGAATATAGAATGTATTTATCAAAGAGTCATGATTCTAAGAAAAACCCATTAACCTTTTCTGACAAGTTGAAATATGTGAAACAGATGTTTCCAAAACATTCTTCAAATATAATGACTGATAAAAATATAAATAATGTTTTTGATATATTAGTTCATATTTATAAAGGTGGATATAAAAACGTTACTATGGTGGTTGGTGCTGATAGGGTTAATGAGTTCGAATTATTAATGAAAAAGTATAATGATGTTAAGGCTAGACATGGGTATTATAATTTTAATACTATTACTGTTAAATCTGCTGGTAGACGTGATCCAGATGCAGAGGGAGTGGTTGGGATGTCGGCATCAAAAATGCGATTGGCTGCAGCCGCAAATGATTATGACAATTTTAAAAAAGGACTTCCCACATCATTTAAGGGTGGAGAATCATTAATGAATGATGTACGTAGTGGTATGGGAATCAGTGAAGATATATATGATTTTATTGCAAATGATAGTTTGATGTTGTCTGAGTACTTTGATTGTTTAGATAGTTATAGTGTTATTGAACAGACTCCGGATGAATTGTATAAATTTATTATATCAGAGGAATTATATAAATATAATAGTTATCTTGTGGAATTGTCTACAAAGGTAAAAAACTTAAATGAATTAGATAAAATAGGAGAAAAGATATGTCGGTAGAAAAACAAATGCCACCAAGATGGGCCAAAGATGCGGTAGCTAGTCCACAAGGTTGGAGACATCCAAGAACTAAGGAATTATTGGTTGCAAGACGCGGTTTAGTGGTTGATGAAGTTGTTGAAAAGAAACCAGAACCAGTTAAGAAACCTAAACCATCTAAGAAAAAGAAGATTGTGTCCGAAGATAAGTAGGTTTTAGTTAATATCATGTTTGAAGTTTTGACAAGTAAGAATGTAGTTATGTATCAGATGAGGTCGTATGTGAATTATAGTTGTTGTACTATGGACGAGTTTAGTGATGATATGAAACGATTTGAATATATCAAACGATTATTTTATCGATATCATGTTAGAGATATTTTAAAAGAAAGATTGATATTAAATCATTTAATAGTGTTATATAATATATTGGAATCTGAATCTTGTACTAGATTATTATTTTTTAAAATTGATGTAGAATATTATTATATATTAAAAACATTTTTATTATTTATGGATAGATTACCTAATAAGGTATATGGTATTGGGTCTGTTGATGTAGATACCATTTCAATTGATATTGATAGAGATATTTTTTTAATTTTAAGGGAGTTGTAATGACGGCAGTTATAGATGGGTTTATTTCTTATAGATTTTTAAGAATATTGACTAGACCTTGGCATAAACAAGATGCTTTTAAACATGGTATTATTGATAAGAACGGTGTTGCTCTTAGGAAGTCTAAAGATTTAAATAAAACGGTGGAGAAGGATTCTTATACTTTATTGCATAGGTTGATTTTTAATTTAAAACGATTACTTGGTAAAGTGCCTGGTGGTAAAAGTCAAATTGCTTCTTATGCCGCGGCATTTGCGTTAATTAGAGAAAGTGAGTTTGATGAAAACACATCACGTATATTGAAATTATGTTTAATTGAATATGTAAATTCTATAGAATTTAAGAAGGTTGATGAGTTATTGTTAACTGAGGAATTCGCAAATTCTATTGGACCTATGAGTTCGGGTGGGGAGATTAGTAATTTTGCGGGTTTGGGAAAAACTCCACCATCTAAATTTGGTGGGTTTTCAGTATATCCTGTAACATTTAACACATATGTAAAATTGATGAAAGGTAAGAAGAAGTATGCGAGATGGAAGAATTATATGTCATCTGAAGAGGCTAAGGATGTTAGAAAGTATATTAAAAGTAATCCAAAAAAGAATGTTGTGATTCAGGATGATACTTATGGTAGTATGATGATATTATATAGACACAACGAGGTATAAATTATTTAATATGATGTGAGGTGGTGATATGAGTTATATAGATAATTCTTATATTATGAGAATGTCTTATAAGTTTGATATGTTTGTAAAGAAAAAAGAGTCTCTTTATAATTTTAGGTGTCCTTTGTGTGGTGATTCGCAAAAGAATAAAGTAAAATCACGTGGATTTATATATTTAAAAAAGAATAATTATTTTTATATGTGTCATAATTGCGGTGCGTCGATGACTTTAAAGAATTTTATTAAAATTGTTGACAAACCATTATATGACGAGTATGTAATGGATTTATGGAAAGAGGGGAAATCGATATCTAATAAGAAAATCAAGAAAGAAGTTGCAGTTAAATATGATATGGATTTTTCTTATAAAAAGGTAAAAAGTTTTAATTATGATAATGTGGTTAAATTGTCTGAATTAGATGAAAATCATACTGCATTGAAGTATATAAAGAATAGAAAGATAACTAAATTACAGTCATTATATTATTCTGATGATTTTAAACTTATGGTGGATTCTATATTACCGAATAATACATATTCTTTGATTAAAAATGATCCTAGAATAGTAATACCATTTTATGATGATAAATATAATTTAATTGCTATACAAGGTAGATCTATTGGTGATTCTTCTATTAGATATATTACTATAAAAGTAAAAGATGATTCATTGAAGATATATGGTATGGATACGGTTGATGATACTAATATGGTATATGTATTAGAAGGACCATTAGATTCATTGTTTGTTGATAATTCTGTAGCAATGGCTGGAAGTGATTGTGATTTGGATATTTTTAAGAAGTTTGATGATGTGGGTTTTATATATGATAATGAACCTAGAAATATACAGATAGTAAAGAAAATGGAGAAGGTTATAGAACACGAATATGGTGTACTTATATGGCCTGATGAGATTAATGAAAAAGACATTAATGACATGATCATTAATGGTTATACGGAGGAAGATTTACAAAAAGTTATATCTAATAATGTAAAATATGGATTATCGGCGAAGGCATGTCTTAATCAATGGAAACGATGTTAGGAGAGATTTATGGGAATCAAAGACGAACTTGACTTTTTAAAAAAAGAGAATGACGAATTAAAACATAAGATAAAGGATTTGGAATATGATAATGCAGAACATCAAGTAAAGGATGAGGTTTTATGGAATGCCATGGATAATGAATATAAAGGAACACAAAAACAGGAATAATATATGAATATAAGTGAACAGGGGTTGAAGTTATTACGTGATTATTATATGAGGGAGTATGAAGATACTCCAGAGGATGCATTTAAACGAACATCTGATGCTTTTAGTTTTGATGATGAGAAATTGGCAAAACGAATATATTCATATGTTGAAAAGAATTGGTTTATGTTTTCATCTCCTATTTTGTCAAATGCACCAGAAAAGGAAGAACTTGTGCGTGGGTTACCAATATCATGTTTTTTGGGATATGTACCAGACACATTAGAGGGTTTAATAGAACACACATCCGAATTGAGGTGGTTGTCAGTTAAGGGTGGTGGTGTTGGTGGTCATTGGTCGGATGTTCGTTCTGTATCAGATATAGCACCAGGACCAATACCATTTTTACATACTGTGGATGCTGATATGACTGCATATAAACAAGGTATCACTCGTAAGGGGTCGTATGCTGCGTATATGGATATATCACATCCTGATATTTTAGAGTTTATGTCTTTGAGAATACCTACGGGTGATGTTAATAGGAAGTGTCTTAATTTACATCATGGTGTTAATGTTCCTAATAGTTTTATGAATGCAGTTGAAAGTGATTCAGTATGGGAACTTATTGATCCAAAATCTGGTGATCCCACCGATACTGTTATGGCTAGAGAGTTATGGGAAACTCTATTAGAAACACGATATCGTACTGGTGAACCATACATATATTTTATTGATACGGCAAATGATGCATATCCACAAACACAAAAAGATAAAGGATTGTTCTCAAGAGGTTCTAATCTTTGTTGTGAAATAACTCTACCTACTAATGAAGAACGCACTGCTGTATGTTGTTTAAGTTCATTGAATCTTGAAACTTATGATGAGTGGAAAGGAACTTCTTTAGTGAAAGATTTAACTGTTTTTTTAGATAATGTATTAACTTATTTTATAGAACACGCTCCGTGTGATATAGGTAAGGCTAGATATTCTGCTAGTCAGGAACGGTCAATTGGTATAGGTGCTATGGGTTGGCATAATTTATTAATGAAACAGTCTATACCTTTTGGTAGTCAATCTGCCGCAGAACTTAATGAGGAAATATTTTCATATATTAAAAACGAGGCAGTTGAACAGTCATTGGAATTAGGAAAACAATATGGTGAGTGTTCTGATATGATTGGTACTGGAAGAAGAAATGCTAATTTGTTGGCAGTTGCCCCTAACGCAAATAGTTCAAGTATTGCTTCAACATCTCCATCTATTGAACCTATAAAGGCTAATGCATTTGTTCATAGAACACGTGCTGGGAGTCATTTGATTAAAAATAGATATATTAAGAAATTGTTGATTGATTATGATAAAGATAATGAACATATATGGAATTCTATTATTGCTAATAATGGTTCTGTTCAACATTTGGATTTCTTAACGTCACATGAAAAAGAAGTATTTAAAACGGCAATTGAGATAGATCAAAATGCAATTGTTCGTTTGGGTGGTCAGCGTGCAAAATATATTTGTCAATCCCAAAGTTTGAATGTATTTTTCCCCGCAGGAGTTGATAAGAAATATTTACACGAAGTACATTATAATGCGTGGAAATTTGGTAATAAGTCGTTATATTATTTAAGAACAGAAACATCAAATCGTACTGAAATATTATCGGAAAAGATAGAACAGAATACTATGACGGATTATACGGAAACCCCATCTGGTCAAGATTTGTTGACAGGTGTAAGGGGTGAATTTGTTAGTCAGGATGGTTGTGTTAGTTGTGAAGGTTAATTAAAATAGGAGAATTTATTTATGGAACAATTGGGTAGAGTTCGAACTTTAGAGAAAGATTGGAGAGAGAATGAGCGTTGGTTGAATGTCAAACGTGATTATTCGGCAGAAGATGTTATTAGGTTAAGTGGTTCGTTTGATGAAGAATATACAGTGTCTACCGTGGGTTCTAAAAAACTTTGGAAATTGATTAACGAAGATGGATATGTTAATTCTATGGGTGCTATAACTGCTGGACAGGCAATGCAACAAGTTAAGGCTGGTATTAAGGTTATATATTTATCAGGTTGGCAAGTTGCTGCTGATGGTAATTCGTCAGAAACTATGTATCCAGATCAATCATTATATGCATATAATTCAGTACCAATGATGGTAAGACGTATTAATAATACATTCCGTAGAGCAGATGAAATCCAATGGAATAAGGGAAGAAATGATATTGATTACTTTGCTCCAATTATCGCAGATGCTGAGGCTGGGTTTGGGGGGGTGTTGAACTCTTATGAGTTGACTAAATCTATGATAGAGTGTGGTGTGTCTGGTATTCATTTAGAAGATCAACTGTCATCTGCTAAGAAATGTGGACACATGGGTGGTAAGGTGTTAGTGCCAACCCAAGAGGCAATCCAGAAACTAGTATCCGCGAGATTGGCATCTGATGTTATGGGTGTGCCTATCGTTATTATCGCAAGGACAGATGCTAACGCAGCAACTTTGCTGACATCTGATATTGATGTTCGTGACAAGGAATTCGTCACAGGGGAGAGAACTGAAGAGGGTTTTTTTAGAGTCAACTGCGGAATAGACCAAGCGATATCAAGGGGATTATCTTATGCGGCTTATGCTGATATGCTTTGGTGTGAAACTGCGGTGCCGAATTTAGAAGAGGCTCAAAAATTTGCGACTGCGATACACCAACAGTATCCTGGCAAGTTGCTGGCTTATAACTGCTCACCGTCTTTTAATTGGAAGAGGAATTTGAGTGATGAAGAAATAGCGCACTATCAACAAAAATTGGGAGAGATGGGGTTCAAGTGGCAATTTATTACGCTGGCTGGTATTCATGATATGTGGCATTCTATGTTTGAGTTGTCAAAAGATTATGTTGAACGTGGTATGACTGCTTATGTGGAGGGTGTCCAAGAACCTGAGTTTAATTCGGTTAAAGATGGATATACATTTGCAAGGCATCAAGAGGAAGTTGGTGCTGGTTATTTTGATTCTGTTACAAATGTTATACAAGGTGGTAACTCATCGGTTACTGCTATGGATGGTTCTACTGAAGAGGAACAGTTTTAATATTATAAATATAATTTTACAATTAGAGTTGTAATATATGTTAACATTTCAAGAATATGTAACAGAAGCTAAAAATACTCATATGACTCATATTGAGGATCTTGTCCTTGATGGTGGCGTTAATGGCACACGTGGTGCCATTAATGCTTTAAGGTCATTGAGAGATATGTTGTCTGGTAATTCTAATACTTCACATTCAGTTACTGTTAAGTGGGATGGCGCTCCTGCTGTGTTTGCTGGTATTGACCCGACAGATGGACAGTTTTTTGTTGCGAAGAAGGGTATATTTAATAAGAATCCAAAAGTATATAAGTCACATAACGATATAGATGACGACACTTCTGGTGATTTAGCTAGTAAGTTAAAGATTGCATATACTGAATTAAGGAAACTTGGTATTAAGGGTGTCATGCAAGGTGATATTATGTATACTAATTCTGATCTTAAGAATGAAACAATTGATGGTGAGTCTTATGTTACCTTTCATCCTAATACGATAGTATACGCTGTACCAACATCACAGGCTGGTTCTATATTACAGTCAAAGATAGGTGTTGTTTGGCATACAAAATATACTGGTGATTCTTTTGAGAATATGTCTGCATCATTTAATATTAGTATTCGTGACTTTAAAAAGACTTCGAGTGTATGGACGAGAACTGCTGACCTTACTGATTTGTCTGGAACCGCGACTATGACTAAATCTGAAACTGATATAGTTACATCACATTTATCTGATGCTGGTAAGATATTTAGAAAAATATCTGCAACAACATTAAATGATGTTTCTACCAATTCAGTTATTAATCAGTTGATTAATACGTTTAATAATACTAAAGTTAGGTCACAAGAGAAGATTACAAATACTAGAAAACACACAGATGAACTTATTAAATATATTTCAGATAAGTATCAAAAAGATATTGACAAATTGAAGTCTGATAAAGGCAAAGCTAAAAAGTCGAAATCAAGAGAAGATGTTTTAAGTTTTTTTTCGGATTCTAATAAAAAGAATTTAAGATTGATGTTTGAGTTACAAAATCATTTAGTTGATGCTAAAGAGATTTTAATAGACAAAATGGAGAGTGTGTCTGATATATCTACCTTTGTAAGAACCAAGGATGGATTTAAAGTATCTGGTTCAGAAGGATTTGTTGCAATTGATCGTAATGATAATGCTGTTAAATTGGTAAACCGAATGGAATTTTCAGCAAATAATTTTTCAAAAGATATAATAAAAGGTTGGGAGAAATGAAATCATTTAAGAATTATTTAATGGAAAAGGGTGGTGGTGCTGCGGCTGGTAAACTTGAACTTCTTACTACGTCTCTATCAGATGCCCGTAAGTTTGCATTGAGTAAGATGTCTACGTTAGATGAAGATATCCCTGATTTTGATTCTAATTATATTTTAGCACAGAAGTTGGCTCGTAAAGGACATACTAAAAGAAAGGATATGCCTGTTATAACATCAAAGGATGTTAATAAATTTCAAAAGAGATTGTCTAAGGGGTTTTTAGATATAACAAAACCATTTGCAGATGATACTGATCAATCAAATCCATTTCCAGAAGGATTGTCTGGCACTAAAGCTAATAGTTTTTTAAAGTCAGGATTAAAGAAATATGACGGTGATGCTGAAGATGATGTTGTATCTATTGTGCGTGGGAAGATTTCTGCAAAGGATTTGATACCAATTCAGGCTCAAATATATTTTGATAAGGGGTTTAAAACCATATCTAAGAATGGTGTTGAATCCACTATCGATTTATTGAATTCTAAGACGTTAATAGTATCGTCTGATAATCGTATTATTGATGGTCATCATAGATTTTTATCTGCGTTATTGATAAACAAAAATATGAAACTTAATGTTATACAGATTGACTTACCATTAAATAAGTTATTACCGTTGAGTTTAGCTTATGGTGATTCTATTGGTAATAAACGGAATCAATGATATGAAGATTGATAAGTATTATGAGTATATGGAGTCTGATAAATACAATTTAGAAAAAGAAATAGGATACTATTTGATGTATTCATATTTGTTTACTCATCATCCAGATAGTAATAATATATATTCAGAAACAAGACATCATGAGGTGATGCAGAATTTATATGATAATTTTGATAATTTACCAAATCATGTTGACAAGTGTTTATTGAAACGTGAATTTTTAGAGGAAGGAAAAGTATTAGAATATAATGAACATGTATACCCTGACACGGTAAAGACATTTGCATTATATTTCTCGGTGAATCCAACTAATTTGTAGGAGTGAATATGAGTAAAGATGTTATTGAGCTGTATCATTGTACTGATACAAGGTCATTTAGACCTTTATGGTTGTTAGAAGAATTAGGTGTTGATTACACGTTAACACCAATAGACATATTCGGTGATGGTAAAACTAATAGAGACTATCTAACAATAAATCCGAATGCATCTGTCCCGACATTAAAATATAATAATAATGTTATATGGGAGGCTGGTGCTATTTGTATGTATTTGTGTGATATGAATCCTGAATCGGGGTTGTCTCCTGACGTGTCTAGTTTATATCGGTCTGAGTATTTGAAATGGATGTTTTATGTTACTTCTACTATGGAGTATCCGTTGGTGGATTTATTTTTACACAGTAAGTTGTTGCCTAAAGAAAAACGTAGACAGTCTGTAGTTGAGTATTCATTAGAACGATATAAAAAAATATTAGTAGTTATTAATAATTCTATGAATGGTAATAATCCAATGATGGTTCAACGTCCATATATGATAGGACATGAATTTTCTGTTGTTGATATAATGGTATCATCTACATTGAATTGGTTCCCAGAACTTTTACATGATTTCCCACATCTTAAATCGTATGTTGACCGTTGTATTAATAGACCTTCATTTGGCACGGCAATGGAAAAAAATTAATAAACACCTTGACAATTAAGTTGGGGTGTGGTATACTATGAATATAGTGGGGGGTTTAATTTGGATAAAATATATAATTGTGACATCATGGAAGGTTTCAAAAAGTTAGATGATAATTCTATTGATTGTGTCATTACGTCACCTCCATATTGGCAATTAAGAGACTATGGGTTTGATGGGCAGTGGGGATTAGAACCCACATTCCAAGAATATCTTGAACATTTATGGGAAATGATGGATGAGATATATAGAGTTTTAAAAGATACTGGTACTGTGTGGATCAATCTTGGCGACACATATTCTACTAAATCTGGTGGACTTAATATGGGATATACTGGAAGTAGAACTGGTGAATATTTGGGTGGTATGGTGATAAAACAACCATCTGATTTGAGATCTAAAAGTTTATTATTGATTCCTCATAGATTTGCTATTGGTTGTTATGATCGTGGTTGGACTATTCGTAATGATATAATCTGGGCAAAGAGAAATGGTATGCCGGAATCAGTTCGTGATAGATTCTCAAAGAAACACGAATATATCTTTTTAATGACGAAGAAACCTAAAGGTTATTATTTTGACCTTGATTCTATTCGTGATGAGAATATGACTACTTCTATTAAAAGAGCCTTACGTGGTACTAATGAAAATAAGTATTCTACTGGTATTGGGGTGAGTTCCGCTCAAACTCTTTCTAGACCAAAGAATGGTGGACGTGATATTGATGAATACAATAGTGGTAATACTTCATTAAATCCAAAAGGAAAGAACCCGGGTGATGTGTCTGATTTTTGGAATATCACGATAAAGGGTAATCGTTCTTCACACCTTGCTTCATATAATTCAGAATTAATTGATAAACCTATAATTGCGGGTTGTCCAGTAGGTGGTGTTGTTCTTGACCCCTTTTCTGGCACAGGAACTACATTAGTTAGAGCATCACAACTTGGTAGAAAGTATATTGGATTTGAAGCATCAGAACAGTTTTTTAAGATAACTAAAGAGAATGTTAATACTGAGATTGAACGTAAGAATATTCCGACACTTGATGGTTTTTTAACATTATGAAACTTTCTAAGTATAATCATGATTGGGTTGATATAGACAAACGTATGTATCGTTTGTCTTTACGAGCATTTCGTATTATGAAGAAAGTGTTACGCATGAATGTTAATATTCATTCTGCGTGTAATATAAATGATGGTAGTATATTTGTATTTAATCATTTTTCTCGTATAGAAACATTTATTCCTCAATATTTGATACATGAAGAAAATGGTAGTTATTGTTATTCTGTTGGTTCTGGTGAATTTTTTAAAAATGATGGTATATTGTCATCGTATTTAACGAAGTTGGGGGTTGTACCACATGATCATCCAAGGTTGTTTTCTATATTAGCAAAACAAATATTACATGGTCATAAAGTAGTTATTTTCCCTGAAGGTGGGATGGTAAAGGATCATCGGGTTGTTGATGATGAAGGACATTATAATATGTTATGTCAAACAACCATGAAAGTGCGGAAACAACATACTGGTGCAGCTGTTTTGTCACATGGGTTGGAGGTGTTTAAGTTCATAGTTCGTAATGCTCATAGAGATATGGATATGGATAGATTATTAATGTGGCAAAAGGAATTAGATTTTCATAGTTTGGATGAGTTATTGGCAGCAGTAGAAATACCTACTAATATAGTTGCATCTAATATAACGTTTTATCCTTTACGTGCGACTGATAATGTTTTATTGAAGGCTGTTGAATATATTTCTAATGGACTTACATTACGACAAACAGAAGAATTGATAGTTGAGGGGAATTTAATTACTAAAGATACTGATATGGATGTTGTTATGAGTAAAGTGATATCTACCTCCGGTATTTGGCATTCATGGAAGTCATCTTTAACTGAAACATTTACTGATTCTATAAAATCCTTAGATGATGTGTTTTCTATTGGTAGTGTTGATAAGTCTTGGAAAGGTGAGATGTTGCATAAACATCTCATAAAGTGTTCTAATGTTACACGTGACTTTTACACTAAAAGTATTTATTCTTATGTTACTATTAATTTAAGCCATCTGACATCTTGTTTATTGATGTATAGATTCAAACAAAATATATCATTTGTAAATAAGAAAACACTTTATAAGGAGTTATATTTAACATTAAAAACATTACAACATAAATCAGGAGTGAGGTTGCACGATGGTTTAATGATACCTAATATATATGGTGATATATTAAATGGTAATAATGTTAACATGATTAAGTATATTGATTCTCTTGAAAAACAAGGATTGCTAATTATTGGTGGTGATGTTATATACTTATCTGGTAATTTTGATTCTGGTGTAGATCCGTTGACGGTTAGGGTTGAGAATTTATTAGTTGTATATTATAATGAAGTACAGCCGGTTTCTATTGTTGGTAAAGTTATTAATAAGATTGTTGAAAGTGTAGATACTATTAGTAACAAAGATATTGCAATGCATTTATTGGACGACCAACAGTTGTCATATGAGTATGATAAGAATATGTATATTAATGATAAATATAATTCTAAATTTGATGGTATTAATTCTTCTGATAATAAACCATTTATTCTATTTCCTAAGAAGTCTAATGGTATTGTTGTGTTATTAATCCATGGATTATTGTCATCTCCATATGAAGTTAGAGGTTTTGGTGAATATTTATGTGGTATAGGATATATTGTAGTTGGTGCAAGAATAGTTGGACATGGTACATCACCTTATGATTTGTTATCATATAGTTATGAAGATTGGATTAAATCAGTATACGAGTATTTTCAAATAACTTCTATGTTATCTGAAAATATTGTGATTGTTGGATTTTCTACTGGCGGACTTATTGCATTACGTGAAGAATTTTCTTCTGATTATAGAGTTAAATCAGTAGTTGTTATATCAGCTCCATTTTTTTATACGGATTTCCGGGTTAAATTTGCACCATTAGTTTATTATGTTAATAGGGTGGTGGGTTTGGTGATAGGGAATAATGGAGTGAAACCTTTTTTTAAGAATATTCCAGAGAATGAACATATTAATTATTGGTTAGTTCCCACACGTAGTATATATGAAATAGGTAAATTAGTTAAAAGTGTGAAGAAGTGTTTATGTGATGTAACAATACCTATGTTGGTCATTTATTCTAAGGATGACACATTAGTTTCAGTAGATGGTGCTGATTATATATATAATAATATATCTTCTGTAGATAAAGAAATGCATATTATTGGTTCTGATTGTCATGGTATATTGTATAATAATTCTGATTTAATATGGGAAAGAATTTCAATGTTTATTGAAAAAAGACTTGACATTTGAGTCATATTGTGGTATTATATGTTATAAAGTTGTTTTAATTGGGGAGAATATGTTAGTTAATTTAATAGATAGAAAAATAACGTTTGAACCGAATTTAGTTTTATTTCATTTGGTTGTGACAGGAATATATTTTGCTTATCATTTGTTTTAAAGAATGGGGTCTGTAGCATAATGGTTAATGCATCCGACTCATAATCGGCCGAGTGTAGGTTCGAGTCCTACCAGACCCACCAATTTTAGTAGGGAATAGTTATGAAAGAAATATGTAGTGGAGATGGTGTTATATCTGGAAGATATGGATATGGTATTGTATTAGATGTTAATGTGTGTAATGTGTTTAATATCTATAAGGTTTCATTTGATAGATATGGTATTAGGTGGGTGTGTTCACTTGTACCTGTGTGTGCAGATGTGTGATGCAACATCTGTTGGTGCGAGGCGACTGATGAAAAATTTATATGTGATAAAGAGGGTGTCTGTTGGACTTATTAATATACCAGAATTACAACGAGTAAATGGGAAGTATGCCTTTTTTGATATAAATGCTCCTGTGTATAGACCATTGGCGGTATATTATGATGATGGATATCCTAGTGATGAGTGGATAGAAAAGTGTGAAAATATGTATTGTTCTGCTATGTGTTATAATTATTATATGGGGATGTATAACAAGTATAGAGGTAGATTATGAAGAAAGATAAAATAGATAGGTTGTATGAGTTAGATCAATTAATAATGAAGGTGTGGGGATTTTCTGATGATTTAGAATTAATTATTAAAAAAATGAGAGTTAGTTCAGAACGTGAAGATATTGTTGCAGTATCCAAATTATTTGAGTTAAGGATGGAATCGTTGTGGAAGGGTTATGAGTCGTGTTTTGAAAACCCTGATACTATTAAATTTAAAGGTCATCAAGTAAATGATTTTTTCCCCAGTAAGGATGGTGGTGATGATACTGTATTGTGACGATTGTATTGATAGAATGAAACAGATGATAGATGATGGTGTGCAAGTTGATTCAATTGTTACGGATCCTCCATATGAGTTAGGATTTATGGGGAAACAATGGGATGATACTGGTATAGCATTTTCTAAAGAAACATGGGAATTGGCATTAAAGTTATTGAAACCGGGTGGTCATTTACTTGCATTTTCTGGTTCTAGAACCTATCATAGAATGGCAGTTGCTATTGAGGACGCTGGGTTTGAGATACGAGATCAGATTATGTGGTTATATGGTTCTGGATTTCCAAAGAGTTTGAATATCGGAAAACAGATTGATAAGAAACTTGGTAATGAAAGAGATGTTGTCGGTAAAGGGAAACCTATGAGTTCACTCGGAGTTATGCATGATGATGATTGGAAAAGTGATGATTCATATAAAGAAACCATGGGTAATTCAGAATATGAGGGGTGGGGAACCGCACTCAAACCAGCACACGAACCTGTTGTTATGGCTAGGAAACCATTATCAGAAAAGACTATTGTCGCAAATGTTCTGAAGCATGGAACTGGTGGTATTAATATTGATGGTTGTAGAGTGGGATTATCCGAGGGTGATGATTCAAGATTAGGTGGTAAAGGAACTTGGAAAACCGACAAGATGGCAAAAGATGTTTATGTTGGTGGATATGCTGGAGAAAAAACAGGATCAAGTGAGTTAGGTAGATTCCCATCAAATGTAATGCATGATGGTTCTGATGTTGTGAAAGAGGTATTTCCAAAACGGAAAACAACTAATCGTAAATCTCGACCCGATGATAATGTATTTACTAATGAAAACTCAGGTATGAAACAGGAAGTAAATCATTATGCTGATGCAGACCCAAGAGGTAGATTTCCGTCAAATGTAATGCATGATGGTTCTGATGCGGTGAAAGGGGTATTTCCAGATACTAAAGCTGGTAAATACAAAGGTGAAGGTTCAAAATCTGGTGGTATTTGGGATAAATCAACTGGTACCCCAGCCGGTAGAGAATATGGTGATGAGGGTTCTGCCTCACGATATTTCTATTCGCCAAAGGTGTCTAAGAAAGAGAGAAATCAGGGTTGTGATGGAATGCCTATCAAAAAGACATCAAGTATGTCTGGTAGACGAGATCCACATGAAATGGATAAATCAAAGATAGATAATGATGTTACTGGAAGATTTGTAACAGAACGAAAGAATGTACATCCAACGGTTAAACCTGTAGAGTTAATGAAATACTTATGTAGAATGGTTACACCGAAAGACGGTACTGTTTTAGACCCATTTATGGGTTCTGGTTCTACTGGTATGGCTGCTAAATATGAAGGATTTGATTTTATTGGTATTGAGAGAGAGAAAGAGTATTTTGAGATTGCAACATTAAGAATAGATTCGGTTGAACCTGTGACTGATTTGGATAGTTTTTTATAAAGGGAGAAATAAATGGAAATAGTAGTATATTCACAGGGGTCTTGTCCTTTTTGTGTGAATTTGAAAGATTGGTTTAATACCAATGGTGTTGATTTTGTTGAAAAAGACATTCAATCAAAAAAGGAATATTGGGAAGAGTTTAATAAACTGAATCAAAGAACTGTTCCACAAGTTGTTATTGACGGTGAGTATTTTGGCAATTTAGATGCAGTTATGAAAAATAAAGAGAAATTTTTATTTAATACTCCGGTTAGTATGCATACACCATCTGAAACATATAAACCATTTCGATATCCATGGGCTGTTGAATTAACAAAAAGACATGAACAGGCACATTGGATTGAAGATGAGATTGATTTATCAGATGATGTTGCAGATTGGAAGAATGGTAAATTAACAGATTCTGAAAGGGATTATATTACTCAAGTGTTAAGATTATTTACACAATCTGATGTTGCAGTAGGACAGAATTATTATGATTTTTTTATTCCTAAATTAAAGAATAACGAGATACGTAACATGCTCGGTTCATTTGCTGCTAGAGAGGGAGTACATCAAAGAGCATATGCTTTGTTGAATGATACATTGGGGTTGCCTGAATCCGAATTTCAGTCATTTTTAGAATATAAAGAAATGTATAATAAAGTAGAATTTATGCGAGATAACGATAATTCAAATTATTCTAATTTATCATTTGCTATTGCTAAATCTGTATTTTCTGAAGGTATTTCTTTATTTGCTTCATTTGTAATGTTATTAAATTTTCAAAGATTTGGTAAAATGAAAGGAATGTGTAAAGTTGTAGAATGGTCTATTCGTGATGAAAGTATGCATGTTGATGGTATGACTCAAATTTTTAAGAAGTTTTGTGAAGAACATCCAAGAATAGTTACTGATGATTTTAAGAAAGATATATATAGTATGTTACGTAAAGTTGTTAAGTTAGAAGATAAATTTATAGATCTTGCATATGGAGATTCTATTATAGAAGATTTAGATAAAGATGATGTTAAACAATATATCAGATATATTGCTGATAGAAGATTATTACAATTAGGATTCAAACCTAATTATAGAGTTAAAGAGAATCCGTTACCGTGGTTAGATTGGGTATTAAATGCACCCGATCATACTAACTTTTTTGAGAATCGTGTTACAGAATATGAAGTTGGTGGTTTAAAGGGAGATTGGTCGGATGTATATTAGGGGAAATTTATGAGTACTATAACAAAGATTCTATCGGAATCGACATTAAATCGTATTCGGACGGCGTGGATGGATCATGATACTGGTACTATTACAGCATTTAGAGATACAGCTGAATGTGGTGATGGTGTTAAGTATACTAAGAAACAGAATACTGGTAAGAATAGTATTTTACGTTCTAAGTTATTAAAACGTGGATATGGTATTACTAAAATAAAGGGTTCTTGGATTGAGAATGGTGGTAAAGAGGTATCAGAGGCATCATATTATGTTGTTGATCTTAAGGATTCTGGTAAGTTATTAAAAGATCTTATTGAACTTGGAAAGGATTTTGAACAGGATGCAATAACGTATGCAGAAAAGGAGTCTGATTATTACGCGGTATCTACTAATATGTGTGAAAACAGTTGGCCAGGATTTGGTAGGGTTGGAGTTAAAGAAAAGTTGGGCAAACCTAAGTTTGGTAAAACTGGAATAAGTGGATTTTCTAGGGTAAATAATAGGGCATTTGTATTTGAATCATATAATTTAATTAGTAGGACTGATTTTGGTCCAATATCATTGAGAAGTATTGAACATATTGATGATAAGGATTGGAGGGATATTATTTTGTAATATAAGGATGTGTGTATGACATGGATGTATAGGAATAAGGTATATGTACCCAAGAATTTAGATCCAAAACTTTTATATGGGTTTGTATATGAAATAACTAATAAAGATAATGGTAAGAAGTATATAGGTAAGAAATTCTTTTGGTCTATTAAGTCATATCAAAAGAATAAAAAGAGAAAGAAGAAGAAGGTAGAATCTGATTGGCGAGATTATTATGGTTCTTCTGAATTATTATTAGAAGATTTAAATAAAATTGGTGTTGAACAATTTGATAGAAAGATATTAAGGTTGTGTAAAACTAAGTCTGAATGTGCGTATTTTGAGGCTAAGTATCAATTTGATTACAAGGTATTAGAGAGTGATGAATATTATAATTCATGGATAATGGTTAAGGTTCGGAAGGCACATTTAAATAGGTTATGAAGGGGTATATATGAAAGTGGAATATGTTAATCATATGGGTGATGATATTACGGTAGTTAATTCTGCTCGTGTTTCATTTGATAAGTTTTCTGAAGGGGTTGGTTTTGATGAAATTGTAGAACATGTGGATGAGGATGGAGAGTGTACATTACACGCATTTATTCCAAATCTTAAAGATGGTGATAAGAAGTTGATTAGGTATTTGGCCAAACATAATCATTTTACACCATTTACACATGAAATGGTTACGTTACGTGAGAAGGTGCCTATTTTTGTTGCTAGACAACGATTTAAGCATGTTGTTGGATTTAGTTATAATGAGGTGTCTAGACGATATGTATCAGATGTTCCTGATTTTCATGTACCAGAGACTAATGGTTGGAGAACCCGTCCAGAAAAAGTTAAACAGGGTTCTTCTACTACTGATTTTGTAACTCATTTCAAAGAACCATTCATGAATGGATTAACTTCTCCCTTATTAGAAGAAGAGTATATGACTCATATCATTAAATCAACTAGATTATATACGGAGATGATTTCGTCGGGTGTGTGTCCAGAACAGGCTCGTATGGTTCTACCACAGTCAATGATGACTGAATATTTCGTAACAGGGTCATTATATGCTTGGGCCCGGGCATATAATTTAAGAAAAAGTTCTACTGCTCAATTGGAGATACGTGAACTTGCTGATGAGTGGAATAGGATATTAGGGGCGTTGTACCCTATTTCGTGGGAAGCATTAACTATGACTAAGGTGGTGAGAGATTATGAGTAAAAATGTGTTACAGTTGAATTATGAATGGAAATCTAATAAACGTATTAGAGTTAGATACAGGGGTACTAATATGGTTTGGGTTAATTTACCTAAACCAACAGATGATGGTATGTCATCTTATGATAAGTTGCCTTGGAACATATTAAAATATGAATATCAAATAGGGGGTGGGGAATGATATATGATGAAAATTCTCTATTAGGTGTGAAAGTTATATTAATGAATGAGACTGCTAAAAAACCAACTAGGGGTACTAATTATTCTGCTGGGTACGACTTATATGCATCTGTAGATGAAACAATTACATATGAATATAATCCTACTGGTATAAAACATAGAACGTCATATGTATATCCAGGAGAACGTTTACTGATATCTACTGGTGTGGTGTTTGGTATACGTGAGGGATTTGTGGGTATAATTAAACCGCGGTCTGGTTTGGCATTAAGACATGGGATTGATGTATTAGCTGGTGTGATAGATTCTGATTATCGTGGTGTTGTTGGTGTTGTATTGCAGAATCATGGTTCTGAGAAATTTAGAGTAAATGACGGAGATAGGATTGCTCAGATTATATTTATACCACATGAAAGTCCTGATATAGTTGTATGTAGTGATTTGCATGAATTACCAAGTACTGGTGATTTTTCTAGTAGGGGATCTGGTGGATTTGGTTCAACGGGAGTTAATTAGTGTTTGAACATTGCCCGATTAATTTTAAGGATTATGATGATTTGGAATCGGTCACGTCATCTGATGGTTCTAGGAAATATGTGACACCAGATGGTATTGAGTATCCGTCTGTTACAACTGTCTTATCTATATTATCAAAGGAATTTATTGATAAATGGAAAAGACGTGTTGGTATTGAAGAGGCTGATAAGATTTCTTATGCTGCGTCTTATCGTGGAACACAAGTACATGAAATAATAGAGAAGTATCTTGATAATGATGTTAATTATACGAAAGGATATTTTCCTAATATAATATCATCATTATCTTCGGTGAAATCTACTCTTGATCGTATTGGTAGTATATATGAACAAGAATGTGCGTTATATTCTAACCATTTAAAGTTGGCTGGTAGAGTAGATTGTGTTGCCGAATTTGATGGAAAGTTAAGTATTATAGATTTTAAAACATCAAAGAAACTGAAAAAGAAAGAATGGATATCGTCATATTTTATGCAATGTGCTGCTTATGCAATAATGTGGGAAGAACGTACTAATATACCAATAGTAGAATTAGTAATTATTATTGCAGTTGATGGACACGAACCACAAGTATTTAAAGAACATCGTGATAATTGGACGACGGATCTTAAAGATACTATATATAAGTATAATAATAGTTTTTGAGGTGATGATATGATATTTGAGTGGATTAAAGATATGTTTTTGTCTTCAGTACAAGATCCGGCTGGGGTCATTAAGAAACCAGAGGATGTTATAATAGATGATTGTGATTTTTCTTATTTAAATGGTGATCCAAAATCAGTAACACATGAGGATCTTTTAAAAATGAATAAATTGCAATTAGAAACTTTTGGCAGAGAATTTTTAAATATAGAATTGGATAGACGTAAAAGTCATGGTGCTTTAGTAACTATTTTATGGGAAAGGTTAAAAAACATTTGACAATTAGATGACTTTATGATATAATGTGTTATGAAACTTAATATTGCCGATTGGGGAACCATTTTTGGAGTTGTTGCCGCAATATTATTGGCATTGAATATAACTATTAGTCCATATTCCTTTATATTATTTGGAGTTTCTTCAATTCTTTGGTGTATTTATGGGTATAGGATTCATGAATATTCTTTAATGTGGATGAATGTTGTTTATTTTGTTATTGACATTGTAGCTATTTATAGATGGTTTTTTTAAATTTAATGGAGTATTAAAATGAGTATTTTAATAAGAAGATTGGTTTTATTGGGATTGATGTTTGGTTTAATTATAATGTTATTACTGTTTCCAGCTTTAGTTGGTAATAAGGTATTTACTGATGTTGAGATAGAGGAAGTGCAGAATCGTATATTAGTGGGGTAATCTGCCATGGATAAGTTAACTATACAGAAAATTATAGTTACTATGTTGTGCATAGTAGTTGGTTTTTTATGGATAGTATTTGTTATACCGATTGTAAATGGTGATTATGCGAGTGTTCACGATCATGATAGAGATACACATACTGAGATAGATTATAGTCATGACTATATTGCCAAAAAGAATTTATGATTTTATAATAGATATATTAATTGAATTGATATGTATTAATATAGTTTGGTTTTGTTTTTTAATTAGTTTAATATGAGGATATATGTATAATTTTTTATGTGTTTTATTGAGTGTTTTGGGTTTTTTTGTTATTCTAGGGGTTGTTGATTCTGCGACGTATGATATTGGTTCTATGATTTCATATTCGTTTGTTGGGTTTTTATCAATGATTACTGGTGCTGCGTTATATGAGGGTGGTTGATTATGAATGATATTAGAAGTAAGAGCGGAATGGTTAACTCTTTAAAAGATGGTGTGTGTGAAGTAACTTTTAATAAAGTTAATGGTGATTTACGTGTTATGTCATGCACATTAGATATGATTTTTGTTCCTGAATCGTTTTTACCAAAGGGTAATGGTAATGTATCTGAATTAGTTATTTCTGTGTGGGATGTTAACTCACAGGGTTGGAGATCATTTCGACCAGAGAATGTTATTGAATTTAAGTATTTATATAATTATGCAGGACAGTCGGAAGAGTGGTATGATATGACAAAAGAAGATTTTGTCAAGAAATATTGTATTGAAGATTGGGATAGACATGAATATGAATTTTATACATATTCAAAAGAGGCGGATGATATGATAGAAGAGGCTAATAGGGTTATTGGAGTATGAGTATGAGTGATGATGTTGAAACTATGAGTATGATTGAATTTGGTAAAAAATATGGATATAAGTATATTAATGTTTGGTTGGCTGCAAGGAGTACTTCTGTAGTTGATCATATAGAAGAATTGTTAAAAAAATGAGTTAGGAGAGTAGGTGTAGTATTATGTCTAAAATGAATTTACATGATATAGATTTTGAGTCTGAGAACGATTGGTTAGAAATGGATAAAGAGAGTTTTATTTCTATGTATGGTAAAATTAGATGGGAACAAATAGAATACAGAAATACTTTTAAGGATAAAAAAGTAAGTAAGAAATTTCAAAGGGATGAAGATGTGTTCTGATTATTAAGAGAGGGATAGGTATATGGATATACAAATAAAATGTGATAATTGTGAATCTGAATATGTGGTGGTGTTGATGGATGACGATGATAATGGTGTTAAATACTGTAGTATGTGCGGAACTAATGTTGACGTGACGGAATACCTTAGTTTAGATTTTGGTGAATAAATTGGTGATATATGATATTAATAGATTTTAATCAAATTATAATAAGTTTATCTATTAGGGAATTGAACAATACGTTAAGAGAGGAACCAGATGATATAGTTGAATATTCTGCGGTTATGAATTTATTTTTAGAATATGTATTATCTGTTAAAAAGAAATATTCTAAAAAATATGGTAATATTGTTATATGTTGTGATAATAAACATTTTTGGCGAAAGGATATATTTCCGTATTATAAACATTCTAGGAAGAAAGATAGAGAGACTTCTAAATTTGATTGGAAATTTGTATTTGATGGCATGTCTTCCATAAAGAAGGATTTGGTTGATTATTTTCCATATAGAGTGTTAGAGATTGATAAAACTGAGGCAGATGACATTATTGCAATTTTGACTAAAGAGTATCATCATCTTGAAAAGGTATTGATATTATCTTCTGATAAAGATTTTAAACAATTACAAATTTATGATGGCGTGTTTCAATATAGTCAAAGTGCTGGTAAGTTTTTAGTTACTGATAACCCATTAAAGTTTTTAAGAGAACATATTATAAGGGGTGATAGATCAGATGGAATTCCAAATATATTATCAGATGATGATGTATTCGCAACTGGTAAACGGCAGACATCTTTACGTAAAAAAAGTATAATTGATATGATGGATATATCGAAGAACCCTTCAGAATTTTGTAATGAGGATATGATTAGAAGATATGATAGAAACAAACAACTTATAGATTTTTCATGTATACCAGATGAAATTGTTAATAATATATTGGATTCTTTCGTTAAATCTCCAAATGGTAACAATCGTACTATGATGGAATATTTTCAAGCACGTAGAATGATGATGTTTTTTATGCAATTAGATAATTTTAAAGAGGATATAAATGAAACATATACACGAAGTATTTTTTGAGTTTGATGAGGCAAAGAATACAAAAGAAAGAAAACATGTGTTATTGCAAAATAATAGTAAGTTATTATTAAAAACATTAAAATTGATGTTTGATGATTTTCATTTTGCATTAGATAAAGTGCCTAAGTATACTCCTGATGATTCTCCGGAGGGATATACTCTAAGTAATTTGCATAAAAGGTTATCAGAATTTGAAGTATTTTTAGATGAATCTTATTTCGTTAATTATAGGAGTGAACATAGATTTATTCAATTCTTGGAGAGTTTACATCATAAAGAGGCTGAGATTGTTGTCAAAATTATAAATAAAAAAATGAAGGTTAAGTGGTTAACTAGAAGATTAGTAGACGAGGTGTTTCCAAATTTATTAGATTGAATATGATTAATACAAAAAGGACAGTAAGTGCAAGTATAATATTGAGTGAAGATTATGGCATTGATGATAATGGTTGTAATCTTGTTGTGTATTCTAAAAAGACACAGGCGTGGTTTGACCGTACTATGAGAATGAGAAATGGTATATTGTTGATGGGGCATAATACATATAAGCAATTATTTAGTATATTACCAGAAGATTATATGAAGTATGTTGTGACTAATAATGAAATAACATATGATGAGAAATCATTTAAGATTAATATATCTGATTCATTGTCGTGGTTGTCCGATCATTCACATATGAATGTACATATTATTGGTGGGTATTATACATATATGACATATTGGAAATATATTAATATGTTTTATATTGCGACAGTATTAGATAAAAAAATAAATAGTAATTTATATATAGAGAGGGATTATATGGAAGAAATGGAATCTAATTTCGAACAGACTTTCTGTAAAGAAAGTGATAATTTAGAATTAAGAATAATGGTAAGAAAATAGATGCCTATATATACATTTAAAAATAATGATACGGACGAAGTATTCGATAAGTTTATTAGTATATCTGAAAAGGATGTATTTTTATCAGATAACTCTAATATAAAACAAATAATTGGTGCTCCTAAGATAATATCTGGTAGGGGTGATATGAAAGTCAGTGAGGGGTTTAAAGAGGTACTTTCTAAAGTTGCAGAGAATAATCCTTATACCCCACTTGCTGAGAAGTTGGGTGGTAGGGACGCGAAAACTGTAAAGAATACAGAGATTATTAATAATGCAAGAAAGAAAAGCGGTTTAATTTAAAATTGAGAAAGGAGAAGTAAAAATGGGTAATATTATTGGTATTGATTTGGGTACTACTAATTCATGTGTAGCTGTATTAGAGAATGGTAAGGCAGTAGTAATTGAAAATGGTGAAGGTTCTAGGACGACACCATCTATAGTTTCACATTCGGATTCGGAAATATTAGTAGGACAGTCGGCTAAGAGACAATCGGTGACTAATCCAAAAGATACATTGTTTGCGGTTAAGAGATTAATTGGCAGAAAGTTTAAAGATGATGCAGTTCAAAAGGACATATCTATGGTGCCTTATGACATTGTAGAGGCGGATAATGGTGATGCGTGGGTAAAATCTGGTGGTGAGTTATTATCTCCCCCAGAAATTTCATCAAAAATTTTAATGAAATTAAAAAAAGATGCGGAGTCGTATTTGGGTTCTGATGTAACACAGGCAGTTATTACTGTTCCTGCTTATTTTAATGATTCACAAAGACAGGCAACAAAGGATGCTGGTAAGATTGCAGGACTAGATGTTATGCGAATTATCAATGAACCTACTGCGGCAGCTTTATCTTATGGTTTAGATAAGGGTGATGTTACTGATGATAAGGTAGTTGCTGTTTATGATCTTGGTGGTGGTACTTTTGATGTTTCTATTATTGAGATGTCGAATGTGGATGGGGAATATTCCTTTGAAGTATTGTCTACTAATGGTGATACATTTTTAGGTGGTGAGGATTTCGATTTACGACTTATTGATTATCTCTGTGATGAATTTAAAAAAGAAAATGGTGTAGATCTTCATAATGATCCTATTGCATTACAACGATTAAAAGAAGCGGCAGAGAAGTGTAAAATTGAGTTGTCATCGACTCAAGAAACTGAAGTAAATTTACCATATATTACTGCGGATTCTACTGGTCCTAAACATTTAAATGTTAAGATTTCACGTTCTAAATTGGAGAAGATGGTATCTGAATTAATTGAACGTACAAAAAACCCATGTGTTACTGCGTTAAAGGATGCAGACATTACTAAGGTTGATGATGTTATTTTAGTTGGTGGGCAAACTAGAATGCCTAAAGTTCAAGAAATGGTAAAATCTATTTTTGGTATTGAACCGAGAAAGGATGTAAATCCTGATGAGTCAGTTGCTCTTGGTGCTGCTACACAGGGTGGTGTGTTATCTGGTGGTATTGACAATGTGTTATTGCTTGATGTTACTCCATTGTCATTAGGTATTGAAACGATGGGTGGTGTTATGACCACATTAATTGAAAAGAATACCACCATTCCAACGAAAAAAAGTGAAGTATTTTCGACGGCAGAGGATAATCAATCAGCTGTAACTATTCATGTTCTTCAAGGTGAACGTTCAGTTGCTTCTGGTAATAATTCTTTAGGTAGATTTGATTTAACAGAAATTCAACCAGGACCACGCGGAACACCACAAATTGAAGTTGAATTTAATATTGATGCTAATGGTATTATGCATGTTTCTGCCAAGGATAAAAACACTGGTAAGGAACAATCAATTGAAATTAAATCTTCATCGGGGTTATCTGATGAAGATGTAGAACGTATGATTAAAGAGGGTGAAGAACATAAAGATGCAGATGATAAGTATACTGCGTTGGTTGGTGCAAGAAATATGGCGGAAGGATTTATTAATGATGTTGAGAAGAAATTAGCAGACGAAGAAATTATAGTACCAGATGAAGAACGTGAGAAGATCGTAAATAGTGTTTCTGAATTGAAAGAATCTATGTCTGGTGAAGATTTAGATGATATTAATACTAAAGTGCAATCGTTGGCTGAGTTATCTGCAACTTTACAAAAGCCAGTTCCGGAACCTGAAGCAGAAGTCGTTGATGGTGTCGTTCCCGAAGAGGCAGAAGTTGTAGATGCTGAGATTGTGGAACCGACACCAGAAGAAAAAACAGAAACTAAATAATTCGGTGATTTGATGTCTAAACGTGATTATTATGATGTATTGAGTGTGAAGAAGAATGCATCTTCTGGTGATATAAAGAAAAGTTATCGTAAGTTGGCAATGAAATATCACCCTGATAAAAACCAGGGTGATACTGTTTGTGAATCTAAGTTTAAAGATGTTACTGAGGCGTATGAAATTTTGTCTGATCCTGAAAAACGCAGACAGTATGATACATTTGGACATGATACACAAAGACAGGGTGGACGTGGATTTGATCCATTTTCAGATATATTCGGTGGGTTTGGGCAACAACAACAAAGTCGTCCAAGACAAAACCATAGGGGTCGTGATGTTGAATATACGGTTTCTTTAACTTTACAACAATCTGTATATGGTGATGATTTAGAAATAAAGATACCAAAGGAATATAGATGTACACCATGTAGGGGTAGTGGTATATTATCTCCTAAAGATGAGATTGATTGTCGTTCTTGTGGTGGTACTGGTATGTTATATCATTCTAATCTGTTTGGCCAACGGGTTGCTTCTGAGTGTGGTTATTGTAGTGGTCGTGGTAAGGTTATAATAAAACCTTGTAAAGTGTGTAATGGGGAAGGTTATACAAAAAAACAGGAAAATTTTAAATTAACTATACCTTCTGGAATAACCAGTGGTGAGAGGTTAAGATATCAAGGACGTGGATTTACTAACAAAGATAATGGTGTTGTCGGTGATTTATATATATCAGTTAAAATATTACCACATGACATATATCAACGAGATGCTTTTAATTTGATTCGTAAGTTAGAGGTTGGATATTCCACTTTGTGTTTGGGTGGTGAGGTTCAGTTAACTTTATTAGATAATACCACTCTTAAAGTTAGAATATCACGTGGGAGTGTTGTTGGTAAGTTATTAAGAATAACTGGTAAAGGTATACGTCGAGGTAATGGTCGTGTTGGAGATTTAATATGTAGTATTGATTTGCAAATTCCTAAAAATATTAATTCTAAACATGAAAAGATATTACGGTCTTTGTCAAAGTTTTAATAGGAGTTTAAAATGGGATGGTTTGAAATAGTTTGGTTATGTATATTGTCATTTGTGATTTTATGTAATGTTATGAATATGTCGGTGAAGGCTGAAGATATTACAAATAAAATATTGTTAGGTATTTTATTTGTATTAATACCGATATGGATAATTATTGCAACAGGACTCATTTCGGTTAAGGACAACATACCATGATTGGACATGATAGGGCATAGGAATATAATATGCTTATGTAATGATATTAGTTATTGTGAATTGAAGTTAGATTTGGTTAAAAAATTATTAAAAGATGATAGCACGTGGCATTGTGGTAGGTGTTATATGTTATTATTGGAACGTAAGAAATTTATGAAATTAAAGGAAGACCTTGAAGAAGGGGGATAGTAGTTATGAAATATAAGTTAAATGATGTATATATTGTAGATGGTAGTAGGACACCTTTTTTAAAGGCTAAAGGAAGTCCTGGAAAGTTTAAGGCATTGGATTTGGCTATTCAGGTGGTTAGACCTATGTTGATTCGTAATGATATTGGTAATGATGATGTGGATGAATTGGTTGTTGGTTGCATGAACCCCAACGCCGATGAGTGTAATATTGCAAAATTGTTAGCATTACGATTAGGACTTAATGTTAATATACCGGCATATACGGTACAACGAAATTGTGCTTCTGGTTTGCAGTCAATTGATTCGGCATATAGGAGTATATCTTGTGGACAGTCTGATTTGATTATTGCTGGTGGTACGGAAACTATGAGTAGGGCACCATTATTATTTAATGATGATATGACTATGTGGTTGTCTGAATTTACATTAGCTAAGACATTTTCTAAGAAGTTGTCTGTGTTACTTAAGTTTAGACCTAAGTTATTAGTTCCAGTGATTAGTTTATTACGTGCATTAAAAGATCCAACTATTAATTTATCAATGGGACAGACTGCCGAGAATTTGGCATATAAGTTTAATATATCTAGAAATGATATGGATGCTTATTCATTAGATAGTCATATGAAAGCGTCTATCTCACAAAATACTAATGTATTAGAGGATGAGATTGTTACTATATATGATACTGATGGGAATTTTTACAATAAAGATGAATCTGTTAGATCCAAGAACACTATTGAAAAATTAGGGAAATTAAGACCAGTTTTTGATAAAATATTTGGTAATGTGACTGCGGGTAATTCTTCACCTATTACGGATGGTGCTTCATTTGTTTTGTTGGCAAGTGAGGATGCCTTGGATAAGTATGGGTTACGTGATAAAGCTATTGCAAAAATTATTGATACTAAGTGGGCTGGAGTAGATCCATCAGAGATGGGATTGGGTCCAGTTCAGTCAATAGTTCCTCTTGTTATGAGAAATGGGTTACGATGTGATGATATTGATAGTTGGGAATTAAATGAAGCTTTTGCATCACAAGTTATTGGTTGTACAAGGGCAATGAATGATGC